TTTATAACGAGGAAAACTTTAATTACGATATTGTAAACATTCCGCTAAAGAACTAATGGGCGAAGAATTTCATGCAGTTATAAAACTAGTTACAGGCGAAGAAGTATTCTCACTGGTTTGTGTGGATGAGAATGATGGTGACCCTATACTTCTACTGATGAACCCAGTGATTATGAAAGTAATGCGTAATCATGTAGGAGAATATGTCAAAGTAAGACCTTGGATGGAAATCTCTACTGATGATTTCTATGTTATTAAATATGACAAGATCATTACTATGACAGAAGTCAAAGAAGGTAAGATGATTGAGTTCTACAACAAATACCTTAATGAGGATGACTTTGATTGGGAAGAAGATGGGAGAACAAAGATTTCAGATAAAATGGGATATATCTCTTCAGTAGAAGATGCTAGAAAAACTCTAGAGAAACTCTATAATAATATAGAAGATACTAAAGAAAGCTAAGCCCCTCTCTTCAAACCCAACAAAGGTATTCTACTGACAATTAAGGATGTTGTCAAGCCCTGATTGTATGGTATAATATACATAACAAAACTTTATTGGATACTGCAATGTTATGTCAAAGAAGAAATCAGAACACTACGTTAACAACAAGGAGTTGCTTGAAGCACTGATCGTTTATCGTACAAAGGTAGAAGCATCATACAAAAAGACTTTCGATAAAGATCTCACTGAGCAACCAAAGCAAGAGAGAGCAAGGCATTGGAAAGGTAAACCACCCATTTCAAACTATCTGGGTGAGTGCTTTCTAAAGATTGCGACGCACCTGTCATATAAACCAAACTTCGTGAACTATATGTTCAGAGACGATATGATCTCTGATGGCATTGAAAACTGCGTTCAGTATATTCATAACTTTGATCCTGAGAAGTCCAAGAATCCATTCGCATACTTTACTCAAATCATTCACTACGCTTTCTTACGCCGTATCCAGAAGGAGAAGAAGCAACTTGAAATCAAGACCAAGATTATCGAACGCACTGGTTTCGATGAGGTTATGATGGTTGACGATAGCTTGCTTTCTGGGTCCAGTTCAGACTATAATACGATTAAGGATAACATTACATACAAGACCAATCGTCAATGAAGGTTGCCATTATTACCGACCAGCACTTCGGTGCTCGTAAGGGATCCAAGTTTCTCCACGAATACTTTAAAAAGTTTTACGATACAGTATTCTTCCCATATTTGGAGGAGCACGGCATTAAAACTGTCGTTGATATGGGAGATACTTTCGATAACCGTAGAAGTATTGACCTGTGGTCCCTTGAATGGGCAAAGGAAAACTATTATGATCGGTTAGAAAAAATGGGTGTGACAGTTCACACCATTGTTGGCAATCATACTGCTTATTATAAAGATACTAACTCCATCAACTCTGTTGGTCTTCTTCTTGGACAATACAAGAACGTAATTGTATATCCTGAAGCAGCAGAAGTTAAACTTGGCAAATTAAACACACTTTTTATTCCTTGGATTAACAATGAAAATTTTGAAAACACTGTCAACGCTATTAAAGGTACAACTAGCACGTGTGCGATGGGGCACCTTGAACTCAACGGATTTAGAGCGCATCGAGGACACGTCATGGAAGACGGTATGGAGTGCAACCTCTTTGAGAAATTCGCAAAGGTCTTCTCTGGTCACTACCATACACGGAGTGACGACGGAAGAATCTTCTATCTAGGTAATCCATATGAAATGTATTGGAATGATGTAAATGATCCTAGGGGATTCACAATCTTCGATACGGAAACTCTAGAACATACTCCAGTTAATAATCCTTACAGGATGTTCTATAACGTTTACTATGAAGATACTCCATATCAAATGTTTGATACGACTGAGTATGTTGGTAAAATTGTAAAAGTTATCGTTCGCAAAAAATCCGAACCTAAGAAGTTTGAAAAATTTATAGATAAGTTATATTCCTGTGGAATTCAAGACTTGAAGATTGTTGAAAACTTCGTAGTCCAAGAAAACGAAGAATTTGAAGTTGAAGAAAGTGAAAACACAATTTCAATTTTGAATCGTTATATTGATGAAGCAGAATTTGACTGCGATAGTACTATCATTAAGGGAATCCTTCAAAAAGTCTATTCACAAGCTTGCGAGGTCGAGTAATGTTTTTGCTAACTCTCCGAGATTCAAAGGAAGAGGGTGCCTATGCCGTACAGAACAGATATGGCGAAAAGGTGCTCTTTTTATTTGAAGATGAAGATGACGCTGAACGTTATGCCATGCATCTGGAGGAAGATGAAGAAGCCTCAATGGATGTTGTAGAAGTTGATGACGCACTTGCAATTTTGACTTGTAAACGCTATAATTACAAATACGCGGTGGTAACACCGAATGATATTGTGATTCCTCCAAGACTAGATGATAACTTTTCAGAAGATTAGGTATAAGAATTTCCTTTCTAGTGGAAATCAGTTTACAGAGATAAACTTCCAGAAACATCATACTAATCTTGTAGTCGGAACAAATGGTGCTGGTAAATCCACAATGCTGGATGCATTGACTTTTGTTCTGTTTAATAAACCATTTCGTAAAATCAATAAACCACAACTAGTAAATGCTACAAATGAGCGTGAGTGTTTGGTTGAGATTGAGTTTGAAATTAATACCCGCCAATATCTTGTTAGACGTGGTATCAAACCCAGTGTGTTTGATATTGTTGTAAATGGTACTGAACTTCATCGTGAAGCAGATGACCGTGCTATGCAACGTGTGTTAGAAGATAATATCCTCAAAGTAAATTACAAGTCTTTCACTCAAATTGTGATTCTGGGTAGTAGTACCTTTGTGCCTTTCATGCAGTTAACCACTGCTAATCGTCGTGAAGTGATTGAAGATCTTCTTGATATTCGCATCTTCTCTCTGATGAATAACATTCTTAAGGATAAGATTCGTACCCAAAAAGATCAAGTCAAATCTATGGATTTGAAGAAAGAGACACTCAAAGATAAGATGAAGATGCAACAAAACTTTATCGATGAGTTGGAGAATCGTGGTAAGCAGAATATTGAAGGTAATAGGAATAAGATTACAAAACTTATGAGTGAGGTTGATGAATACCTTAAAGAAAATACAAAACTTGAAGAAAATCTACAAAACACCACAAAAAAGCAAGAAGAAGTTTCTGGTGCTAGACAAAAGTTATCGAAACTAAACACACTTCGAGGAAAAATCTCCCAAAAAGTATCTGCTATTACGAAAGAGCACAAATTCTTTATGGAGAATACGGTATGCCCTACCTGTACGCAAGATATTGAGGAATCCTTCCGGTTAAATAAAATTGATGACGTTCAAAATAAGGCAAAGGAACTAAAGGAAGGTTTCGATGAATTGGAATCAACCATTAAGTTTGAACAAGAGAGGGAACGTCAATTCAATGACCTATCTAAGGAGATCACAAACTTAACGCATGGCATTTCTCAAAACAATACTCGGGTTAGCGGAAATCAACGACAAATCCGAGATCTTGAACATGAAATTCAAACAATTACCGAGAACCTTGCAAACCGAAATTCTGAACATGAGAAACTAGACGAATTTAAATCTAATCTCCAACAGACAATCGAATACTTAGCAGACAAAAAACAAGAAATCGTTTATCACGATTTTGCCTATTCCTTACTCAAGGACGATGGTGTAAAGACGAAGATCATTAAGAAGTATCTTCCTTTCATAAACCAGCAGGTCAATCGTTATCTTCAGATGATGGATTTTTATATTAACTTCCATCTTGATGAAGAGTTTAAAGAAACTGTCAAGTCTCCTATTCATGAAGACTTCTCTTACAGTTCTTTTAGTGAAGGTGAAAAGATGAGAATCGACCTTGCCCTACTCTTCACCTGGCGTGAAGTAGCGCGTGTCAAAAACTCTGTAAACACCAACCTGCTGATTATGGATGAAGTATTTGATTCCTCTCTTGACGGGTTTGGAACTGACGAGTTCCTTAAGATTATTCGTTATGTGATTCAAGACGCAAATATTTTTGTTATCTCTCACAAGTCGGACATGTATGACAAATTTGAAAGTGTCATAAAGTTCGACAAAATCAAAGGATTTTCCCGTATGGTGTCTACAGACACCGAAGACCAATGAACACTCCAAACTGGCAGCATCACTCAAAGAAGGAGCAGAAGCGGAAACTGAAACCGCAAGCACTCCGACAAGCAAAGGCACGACGCCAAGCATTCAAGAAGAAGCACTCCGAAAGGGGTGCTTCTTTTTTTCATAAATACCTAAAAACCAGTTTGTGTGATGGGGCAGGCATACGAAGATCTATATCAACATTTGATATCTGAAGGGATTGAAGATAGTGTGGCAACGTCTGTTGTCAATAGAATGTATAAAAATAAAGAACTTCATAATGTAGAAGTTCTTGATGAAGGTCTTTTCAGAGCAGCAACTGCTATTGGTAAATTGATGCTCAAGGGTCCTGGAAGGAAACTTGCTACCCAGATTGGAACTGGTCGTAAGGCAGTCAGAGCAACTGGTTATGCTACGATGAGGCAAGCTCAGAATGTCCTGAACTTGCCCCAATCTCAAGCAACAGTTCGTAGGGGATTGAGAGCAGCATGGAGTCCTTCAAAAGCACTTCCAACAAGTACTTCTGGAAAACCCTTTATCAGTAGATCTGACAAAGCAACACAAAAAATAATAGATGCTGCTAGAGGAAAGGCAAATATTGGACCCGCAACTCCTGTAGGTGGAAAACCACCACAACACACTATTAACGCACTTCCATCATCGGGTCAAACTGCAAGTAGACAAAATCTAGCTAGAAAAAGACTTGAGGATGCTGCAAGAGGAACCCAAGGTACTGGCGTAACAGTCGGACAATCTGGTACTAGAGCACTTCCAGCATCTGGTGAAACAACAACCAGAGCAAATCTTGCTAGAAAGAAACTTGATGCTGCTATAAAGGGAACAAAAGGTACTGGTGTAACTGTTGGAAGATCTAAAGATTTTCCAACAAAGGTTGAAAAGATTAAAACTGCTTTAAAAACTGCTGGTGGAACAACTGCTTCTTTCTTACGTAAGAATAAAGTTCCAGTTGCTGTAGGTGCTGGTGTTGTTGCTACTGCTGCTGGATTGTCTACCTTGACTGGTGGTAGTACTAAAAAGGCAGATACATCTCCTACTACTCCTAAAAATGATACTGTCGCCAGTAAGGGTGAAACTTACAGAGATAGAGTTGATGCTACTACTGCCAAAATTCAGGCTGCTTTCGATAGAGGTGATATAAAGAATCCTTTCGAAACCAAAGCATCGGAAACTAAAAAAGAAGAACCAAAGACTGAAAAACAAAAAGAAAAGGAAACAAAGAAACAAACATCTAATAAACCATTTGATATTAGAGATAGGGACATCAGAGCGAGAGCAAGTTATGACCCCAGATTTGATAAGCGTCGTAGGTGAACCAGTTTTAGAACTGTCTACTAGGGAGGGTTTCGACCCTCCTTTTTTCGTATAATACTTCCATACGAAAGGAACCCAATGATCTCCCACGAAATCAAGTCTCAACTCGCCAAACTGCTTGCGACTGAAGACTTGGTGGTTGAGAACAAGTATGTTGAGACTGCTCAGTTCAATGTTCACACCCGTGTTCTGACTCTTCCTGTTTGGGAGAAAGCAAGTTCCCAGGTGTATGACATGCTGGTCGCTCATGAAGTCGGTCACGCTCTCTATACTCCTGACAACGATTGGTTTCGACACAGGAAAATCTCCCCACAATTTGTGAATATCGTTGAAGATGTTCGCATCGAAAAAATGATGAAGCGTCGTTACGCTGGCATCGCAAAGACTTTTCATCGTGGATATCAGGAACTTGCTGAGGATGATTTTTTCTGTATTGAAAATGAAGACGTAGATAAAATGAACCTTGCTGATAAAGCAAATCTGTACTTTAAGATTGGTAAGTTTGTGGATATTACTTTTGACCGTCGTGAGAGCGTTCTGATTCAAAAGATTGGTGCCGCAGAAACTTTTGATGATGTCCTGGATGTTGCTGAAGAACTCTATAACTTCTGTAAGCAACAACAAGCAATGAAAACCAAGACCGATGACCTCCAAGTTCAAGGTGGTCAGGAAGGTGGTGAAGGTCAATCTGAAACTGATTCTGAAGAAGATGACGCACCTAGCGTTCCTAACGGAACTAACGAAGTACCTCAACCTCAAGAGTCTGATTCTGGTGATTTTGATTCTGAAGAACCTGAAGAGAATGGTTCTTATGGTGGAACTCATAATGATGAAGAACCTGAAGTTACTACCGCACAAAGTCTTGAAGATGCTCTGAAAGAACTTGCTTCAAACGAAGGTTGGGAAAATGTTTACTTGGAACTTCCCAAATTGGAAATTGATGAAATTATTATCCCCAATAAAGAAATTCATGCTCGTTTCGATGAGTGGAATGAATTCCTAGAAGTTAATAAAGTTACTGAAGACCAAATCTTTGGGGTTGTGGATAAAGAATTTCAAGCATTCAAGAAGTCTGCTCAGAAAGAAGTAAACTATCTGGTTAAAGAGTTTGAGTGTCGCAAGGCAGCAGACTCCTATGCCCGTGCCACCACTGCCCGCACTGGTGTTCTGGACTGTTCTAAACTACACACCTACAAGTACAATGAAGACCTTTTCAAAAAGGTTACTACTCTTGCTGAAGGTAAGAATCATGGTCTGGTGTTTGTTCTGGACTGGAGTGGTTCTATGGGTAACGTTCTTCAGGATACTCTGAAGCAACTGTTCAATCTGATGTGGTTCTGTAAGAAAGCATCTATTCCTTTTGAGGTCTATGCTTTCACCAATGAGTATCCCAGAGAATACTATGAAGAAGATGAACTTATGGGAAAGACGCAAAAAGTTGCCTATCAAAAGCGTGAAGGGCTGATTGCTGTTGGTCCTTGGTTCAGCATGATGAATATCTTCACTAGCAATACCAAAATGAAAGAACTTGAGGAGCAAATGAAGAACTTTTATCGTCTTTCTTACAATATGACCCGCTGGTCGAATGCTCCGATTCCTACTGGTTTGGGTTTGTCTGGAACTCCTCTAAATGAAGCATTCATCTCACTTCATCAGATTCTTCCTCAGTTCAAGAAGCAGTATAAGGTTCAAAAGGTTCAGTGTGTCGTTCTCACTGATGGTGAAGCGGGTGGTATGAAGTATCACCGTGAGGTTCAACGCCGTTGGGAAGAAGGTCCTTTCCTTGGAATTGGTTCTGTTCAGCAGAATGCTTTCCTTCGGAATCGCAAGACTGGTAACACTTATTCTTTTGATTGCGAGTGGTGGCAAATGAGTGACATTTTTCTGAAAGATCTTCGTGATACTTTTTCTGATGTTAACTTCATCGGTATTCGTGTTCTCGAATCTCGTGATGCTTGTGCTTTCATCCGTCGTTATACTGGATGGACTCCTAAGTTTGAGAAGGTTCAGAAAGTTTGGAAGAAAGAACGTGCTTTCGCACTTCATGATGCTGGGTATCACACTTACTTCGGTCTTTCTGCTGCTGCGCTTTCCAATGAATCTGAGTTTGATGTTGATGAAGGTGCTTCCAAGGCAAAAATCAAATCTGCTTTTGTTAAGAGTCTGAAAAACAAGAAAATGAATAAAAAAGTATTAGGGGAATTTATTGAACTCATCGCTTGAATAAATAAGTGTATAGAAAAATTGTCTACGATGAAACCTTCCCCAAAGCAATTAAAAGAGACTAAACAAATCTATGAAAAGGTCGTAACACACCTCATTGAGGAAGGTTACGCCACCGATGTAGAGTCCGCAGATTCCATTATCAGTGGAATGAGCGAGCAATGGTTCCAACTCATTACGGAGAACTGATTAATGGAAAGAATTAAAGGAAAAGAAGTAAAATCATTGATGGAAGCATATGCTTCTATCTACAAGAATGAAGAAGTTCAACAAGAAGTAATTTCTGAGGAAACTCAGGAACTTGATGAAGGAATTGCTGATGACCCAAGATCTGGAGTCTTAGGGCAAGCGGAAAGACTTCGTAGAAAAATGTTTGGTACCGCTAGTGAGCGTAATCAAGCTGTCAGTTACGAAAGATCAATCGATGCCCTCACCAAGTCTCGTGGTGGTGGTAATGTTAGACTTGGTAAGGATGGAAAACCAATTACCGCAGATCAAATTGCTGCTGAGACAAAAAGAAGACGTTTAGCAGATCCAAATTACAAACCAGGTCAAGGCGTTGATAGTGGCGCTAAACCTAATTCTGGTGGTACACCAGAAGTACTGGCAGACAGAAAACCAAAACCAAAACCTCAGTCATCTGCGAGCAATCTGAAGCCTGGTTCTCCAAATGTAGTTGTAAGTCCCAAGTCTGGCGAACAGACTAAGTTTGAGAGACGCCTTCCCACAATGGCAGAACTGAGAGCAGCACAAGCTGCCCGTGCTGCTGCTAAGGCTGGTGGTGCTTCCCCCAAAGAAGCAGAATATCAAGCAGTAAAGGCTGGTGTTGGTGTTTCCAAGGGAACTGTTAAGGATCCTAAGATTGCTGCTGATGCTGCAAGAAAGGCAGAATTGGAAGCAATCAGAGCGAAAGCAAAAGCAGAAACCATGAAGAAATCTAGACTCGGTGAAGAAACCGAACTAGATATCTTTGATACCATTAAGCAGTATTTGATTGATGAGGGTGCTACCGAAGAGGAAGCACTGAAGAAGATGCTTACTCTTACCGTTGAGGAGAGAGAAGCAATCATTGAAGGTTCCTGCGGTGGTTCCCACAGTGGTGGGAAGAAAAAGAAAAAGTCTAAGAAAGGAGGCTATTGAAAATGTCTAGATTCGGTGATTTGGTTAGAGGTGCTGGAGCACCTGCCCCTAAGGCAGCACCCGCTCCAGAACCCGTTGTAGAAGAAGTTCTGATTACTCCAGAGGAAGAAGTCCTCACTGAGGCAAGTCCTTTGGAACAGATGAGTAAGAAGGAACTTGAAGAGTACGGCAGAACTATGGGTATCGAACTCGATAGACGCCGTAGTAAAGAAACTCTGATTGAAGAACTCAGAGAGGCAGAAGAAGGGGGCGAGTGAGCCACTTTTACAAACTGTCCACTGGGGGGTCCAAACGGACCCCTTTTTTTGTATAATTACTTCAGTTAAAACAAACAACCCAATGGGACTGTCCAAGGAAAGCATCGTCGAATCCCTCCAAGCAACTTATGGAGAATCTGTTACTAGCGCAGATATCCGTGCTTGGTGTGCGATGAATGATTTCAATTATCAGACCGTCTCCAACAAACTGTCTGACTACAAGACTGGTCGCGGTAAGTGGAACCTAACTATTAATGAAGCACGCGAACAGTTTGAGCAGAGTGTGAAAGCACCTTCTGCTATGCCTGCCATCGAACAAAATCTTATCCCCACTAAAGATGATACCTTCGTCAAGTTTGGTAATTACGGTGATATTAAAAAAATTATTGAATCCCGTGTATTCTATCCGACGTTCATTACGGGTCTTTCTGGTAATGGTAAAACGTTCAGTGTGGAGCAAGCATGTGCTCAGTTGGGTCGTGAATTGATCCGTGTAAACATTACTATTGAGACTGATGAAGATGACCTCATTGGTGGATTCCGTCTTGTTAACGGTGAAACCGTTTGGCACAATGGTCCAGTCATCGAAGCCCTGGAGCGCGGTGCGATTCTACTGCTTGACGAGATTGACCTGGCTTCCAACAAGATTCTTTGCCTTCAGTCCGTCCTCGAAGGTAAAGGTGTCTTCCTGAAGAAGATTGGTAGGTTTATTCAACCTACTGCTGGATTCAACGTCATTGCTACTGCTAATACCAAGGGTAAGGGTAGCGATGATGGTCGTTTCATCGGCACCAATGTTCTGAATGAAGCATTCCTTGAGCGTTTCCCTGTGACTTTCGAGCAGGAGTATCCGACTGCTTCTACTGAGACTAAGATTCTTAACAAACTGTGTGCTGACGAGAACTTCTGTAAGCGTCTTGCTGACTGGGCAGACATCATCCGCAAGACCTTCTATGATGGTGGTATTGAGGAAATCATCAGCACCCGCCGCCTGGTTCATATCGTCAAGGCATATAATATCTTTAATGATAAAGCAAAGGCAATTCAAGTCTGTGTAAACCGATTTGACGACGAAACTAAACAAGCATTCCTTGAACTCTATGACAAAGTTGACGCCGACTTCCAACTCCCTGTGGAAGGACTACAAGACAGCAATCTGGGAAACCTTTCCTGATTTAGAACTGGATTGTGAGTGGGCAGATTGGAGGTCGTTACAGTTTTCATCTAGTAACGTCTCCAATCTATCTGCCAAAATCTACGTAAACAAACACATTCTTAAATCCAGAGAAGTTGAAATATGGGACAACAAGTCTTGTATTTACAACAATATCATCTACCCTCGAACTGGTAGTAATCTTCCTTGCTTTGGAATGGACTTGATGGGTTTCTTTGATAAGAAAGTCATTATCGTATTTGACTTCCAACATCCAGTGGAAAACTATTTGTTCTCCCATCCAGACCTTCCAAAGGCAGATGGTTCCTTCCGATTCTTTGAGCCAGGCAATCACTTCTCCGAGAATGTGTATGTTGCCAAGTGTACAATGTCCGAAGTCAACGAACATCTTGATATCTTCAAGAAATACTTGACTGCTTACAAGGATATGCTAGAATGTGAACAACCTATCGGAACAGATTTTTCCACCTATTGCGACTTCGATTCATATATGAAGAAGTTAGACCCTGTAAGTGGATATCTCTCTGGTAAATTTGGTAAAGAAAAAGCAGAGTCTCTTGTAAACGATTTTCTTTTCTGCTATGGTTAATTCCTGGTCCCTACTTTATGATGAACTAAAAATGGACGAGTATCCTTATTCTGAGAATGATTTTCTCATGGTTGGGGCATCTGCCTCTCCCGACACTATTAATTTTAGCAGTGATGTGGTCGCTGCTGGACCAGTTTCTTCTAACTGGTTTGGTGCTGGTGAAGACCACATTGCTTTCACTGGATCCCACGTAAGGGGTGGACTTAGTGATGATGTTGTTACTTTTAACTTGAATATGTCCGAAAAAACTGACCGTCGATACAAGTACAGTGAGGACCGTATCCTCAAAGAACTAACTGAATATATTTCCGCAACATACAACCAGCACTATTCTGCTGGTGATGATAAAATTCAAACACTTGATTTGATTGAAGCTTGTGGTGATGGTGAATCCTTCTGCCGCAGTAACATTCTCAAGTATGCCTCTCGTTATGATAAGAAAGGTACTGCTCGCCGTGATATCATGAAGATTCTGCATTATGCTGTTCTTCTGATGCATTTCAACGATAAGAACGCACAGCGCGAAGACTACCCTCAGTGATAAAACTAAAACCTAAAACTATGAAACTGTCTGACAACACCCTCACCGTTCTCAAGAATTTTGCTGGCATCAATAACTCTATTCTGGTGAAAGAGGGTAATCGTCTTCGCACGATTTCTGTTGCTAAGAATATTCTTGCTGAAGCAGATATTAAGGAAGAATTCCCTCGGGACTTTGCTATCTATGATCTCAACCAGTTCTTGAATGGTCTGAGTCTTCACCAAGACCCCGACCTTGACTTTAAAGAAGATTCTTACTTGAGTATCAAAGAAGGTAAGCGTCGTGTGAAGTATTTTTTCGCTGACCCTGCAGTGATTGTCTCCCCTCCAGAGAAAGAAATCACTCTTCCCACTCAAGATGTTTGCTTCCAACTTGATAGTTCTTCTCTTGAAAAACTCATCAAGGCAGCACAAGTTTATCAACTGCCCGATCTGTCTGCCGTTGGTGAAGCAGGTGTCATTAAACTGGTTGTTCGTGATAAGAAGAATGATACTTCCAACGAATATGCCATCGTTGTTGGTGAAACAGACCAAGAATTCACTTTCAACTTCAAGGTAGAAAACATCAAGATTATTCCTGGTGCCTATGATGTTGTAGTGTCTTCTAAATTGCTCTCTCAGTTTACCAATACCAAATACAACCTTACCTACTATATTGCCCTGGAACCTGATTCCAGTTTTGGTTGATGAAACACATTCTCTTTACACTCAAGGAGTGTAACAAATCGTTCTTAGACGACGAAAGGTTTGTAAGGGATATGGTTTATCAAGCATCAGTCAAATGTAAATCAACTTTATTGGCACTTAACTCACATAAGTTTGAACCTCAGGGTGTCACTTGTGTGGCGATGCTCGCTGAAAGTCATATCAGCATTCACACTTGGCCAGAGTTGGGTATGGCAGTGTGCGACATTTTCACCTGTGGGGATCACACGAAACCCA